ATTTGTCATTAGCGTCGCCGTACACCTCTTGATGCAGAACGGTGATAGCCGCGTTGATGCGGTTGAGAATCTGCTCTTCGGTGAGAGGCTGCTCGTTCTCGGGCAGTAGGTAAATATGATCGCGGGCGTTTTGCAATTCTTCTAGCGCCAGCTTCATTAGCTCTCGGCTCATGCTTTACCTCCTGCGGTTTTGAGCATTTCAGCACCATGGCGCGTTAAAAGCTCGGCGGCTTTTAAGCGGTCGCGTGCGGGGGTGTTCTCATCACGCATGATACTGAGTAGGGTTTCAAAAATCTCAAGTTGAAGTTTGTTTTGAAACTTCAAAGCGAGCTGCCGAGCGGGTTCTGGTAGAGCGTTCATGCTGCGTCTCCTGCGTGTAGTTTCCACTGCTCAACGAGTTCGGGTTGCGGGGCGTAACCCGCCGGGAGCATCTCCGCTTTTATGTGCTCGGGGATGAGCGGCAACGGTGCCCAGGCCAACGCCCACGCACCCCAGGTCCCAATCACGCATACGCCCCCTCGGTTCAGGAGGAGCATCTTCACCCCTAACGGCGGGGGCTCCTCGGCGGGCAGTCGCCACGTGGTCTGACCCGCGACGTAACTTTTCACCATCTTTGTTTCTCCTCTTTGTGCGTGAGTGCGACCACCCGATCGCGCAGCTCGTCCAGCTGAGCGAGCAGCTCTTGTAGCTCCGTGGCGTGCACCATGACGTAGTCGTCGCGTTGCGCCAGTTGGCGCACCACCGCCAACGAGCCATCGTCTACAGAAGCGTCCAGGAACCCTTCACAAAGGCACACGTAGCGTCCGGCACTGTGGCTGGCGTTGCGGTCGAAACCGTGGGGGTGCGCGGGGTCTTGTGAGCAGCTCGGCTCGTCATCAAGGCTGCCGGGGTCGCCGCGCATGTTGCGTTTCTTTTGCATTTTCAGTTCTCCATAGTTATCGTAAATCTCTTTTATCGTTCCAATCGCGTTGGCTATCGACAGGTATATCTTTCACGGCATCGTGTTGAGCTTGGATGATAGCGTCAGAACCAACGTTGATGAATATAGCACCGGGTGCTGCATACTGTTCGAAACTTTTCCAACACTTAGCATCATAGTTTACGGTGGAGTCGAACGGCGGGCGCAGCTCTTCGGCTACCGGTTTCAGGAACGGTAACGCAGATCCAATGATCTTTGCGTGGCCGATTTCGCCGGGTTGCATGTTTCGCGCAACCGCGATGCCTTTGCATTTGGTGTTCGGCCAAGCAATCTGAAACGCCCGGATAGCGGTGCCCGTCGAAACGCTCATCCAGACTTCGGTAGGGTCACCGCCGATTTGTTCGCTGATTTGAGCAGCCAGCTTTACAATGCCTGCGGTCACTAACGGTGCCTTGGACAAACCGGGCGGCAAGTACTCAGCACCGTGTTTTTCAGCCCATGCTTTTGCCCAACCGTTCAGGTTCGGCATGCGGACGATCTTGGCGAATCGCAGCTCAGCACCATGGTAAAGCAAAGCACGTTGATGCACCGACGGCTCTTTGGCTGCAGGGCAAAAGAAAATACATTTCTTGCCGTACAGCTTTCCGAGCGTGGCAATCGCGTTGGGGGCCATGCCGGCCCGAGGCGCTACGTAAACGAGTTTGTCGCTCTGGGTTTGTGCGATGAGTTGCTCGGCCCCGTAACCCTTCAAGCTGATCTGGCTCAAATCGCCTCGAAAAATCCAGCGATTGCCGTGCGAGGTAACGACTGGCGGCGTCAACTTAGATACGAACCCGCTACTCATCGACAAGTAATGTTCGCGTGCTCGATGCACGTCCATTTCGGGCGGAATGTCGCGGTTGGTGCGGTCTTCGGTTACTGTGAACATGCGGTTACTCCAGTGGGGGCCAACTGGCCCCGATTGTCAGAACGAAGGGTCTTCATACTTCTCGCGGTGTCCGAGCCGCAACCCGCAGCTGCTGGCCTTTACGAGGCGCTTAGTCTCGGGGTTGATGAAGTGCTCGGCCCACTGACCGTTTTTCATTTTACGGAAAATGCGCCGATGACCGTTGGGGTTGAGCGTGTATTCGTAGACCTGCTGCTCGCTGAGGCCGTTGCGGTCAATGCGTCGGGCGTCGTCTTCCTGAACCACGATGTACCGTTTCAGGTTGTTGACCTCGACCACCGTGGCGGGGTAACGGTCCGACCAAGCGAGCAGGGTAGCGGGCATCCCCGCGTAAGGGGGCTCGCCCGTGGTGCCGCTGGCGAGAATGTGGTTGACGAGGCTTCCGGTTTGAGTTCCTAGTTTCATGTTATGAGCTCCTGAGTTATTGAGTTAGATGTAGTCTTCAACGATCTTCGATGGATTTGATTGACTCGACTTCGATGTCGTGGTCGTCAGCGTTGGGGTAGTCACTATCGTAAAGCTCTTCGATGGCGAGCTCAGCAGCTGCTTCAGCATTCTCGGCTTCGACTTCGATACGCACAAAGCTGGTCAGACGCAGCTCGACTTTGAATGTTTTCTTTTCCATGTTATGAATTCTCCAGTTAAGTTTATCTTACATCGTTCCGCATACAGCGGGGTTGCGTTCGGCGGAGGCAACCGCCAACGCCCTCAAGAGTCCTTTGCTGGGCTCGACGGCGGGCGAATGAATGTAACGACCCGAAAAGTTATGCCCCGACCAACGGTCAGCCTCAAAACGATCAAACCCCAAACCGCCGCCCGCTGAAAGTGCTTTGTTTACGACGACGGTGCTGGTGCGGAACTGTTTGGCGATGTCGGTGATGAAGAGATGTTCGCCGGTGCTCAGATACTGATCGATAACATACTGGCGGATAGAGCCTTCACGGGTGCCGAGGTTGTTGAGTAGATACATTCGAGTTCTCCTGAGTTATTGAGTGTGGCGTTTCAGTAAACGGCGTAGCCGAGTTCCTCGTTGACGTTACGGTTTTCAGACTCCCAAATCATACCCGCTGTGTAACCGAGGCGGTGATGAAGATGCGACCAATACATCAGCTGACCTTCTTTGAAACGGCCTTGAACACTTTCGTACGTCGAGCAAATGCAATCACTGGCGAGCGACTTGTCAAGAGCCTCAAGGGCGGCTTGAAGCTTGTTGAAGGCGGCTTGGTCGGCGTCATACCGAGCATACGCCGCGTCGAGCTGCTGAACGGTCCAATCAGAGTTGTTGAAGATGGGGGTATCTTCGGGCAGCGACCTAAGCCACTTGTCGAGCTGTTTGGGGGTTAGATTTTTCATCTGTTTGCTCCTGAGTTATTGAGTTGTTGATTTGCTGCGCTTGAAGTCATTATACTGACTTTTCCCGAGCCGGGTTGAAAAATCTTCAAGCAGCCGCCGGGCGGTTCAATGGGGCGGTTGAGCGGCGTTGAATGACCCGCAATGAGCCTGAACGAGCAGCCGTTTGGGCGATCGTTCGGGGTGATCGTTCGGCCAAACGATCGACCAAACGATCGACCGAACGATCGGTTTCAGAGTGGCTAAAACGTTCGACGGTCAATGGTTGCCATTGGGGAGGTAGCATGTTGCCGCTGAGGACTTAAAAACGACCGTTCGAGGAACCCCAAAAGTGATCGTTCGTTTGGTTTGATCGTTCTTAAAGAAACCGACCAAACGAACGATCGATTTTGAGGGTTGAAGGGAGATACCGAACGGTCGTGTTTGGGAGCTGAACGGCAGGGGTTGAATCTGTGCGTAAACGTTCCCTTGTCGCTCTGATCGGCTGCGGTGTGGGGGAGGCCTAAAGGCGCTCCCCACACACACTCCGCACAATCCGAGCGCCTGAGCTTGCGGTGGCGAGCGATCGTTCGGTCGGCTAATCGTTCGAACGATCGACCGAACGATCAAAACCGAACGATCGAAAGATAGTTGCCGATTGAGAAAAAGCCGGGTTATAATGCGCCGCACTATGAAGGAAGAAAAACCAACGCAAGAAAAAGCCCCGGCTGCTGGAAAGCGCCGTCCGGGGGGTGCGCAGCCCGGTGCGGGAAGGCCGGCGTTCGTGCCAACCAAGACCGAGCGAGAGCTGGTTGCGACGCTCTCGGGCTACGGGTTGCCGCAGGATCAGATTGCGATTTTGGTCCGCGAAGGCATCGACTTGAGTACGTTGCGCAAGCACTTTGAGCGCGAGCTGCTGCTCGGTAAGGCGAGCGCCAACAGTAAAGTCGGCAAGACGCTCTTCACAAAAGCGGTTGAGGGCGACACGGCCTCGGCCATATGGTGGTCGAAGACGCAGTTGCGTTGGGCCGAGACGCACCGCATTCAGCATGCCGGAGCGGACGACGGGCCGCTGCGGGTTGAGGTAAATGTGTTTGACGAGATTCTGAAAAACATCGAGCTCAAACGGCGTCAGCCCGATGAGGGCGGCAGTGGGCGCGGCTGACTCAACGCTCCGCGAACTGCTGCAAGACTCAAAGCTGCGCGAGGAGTTTGGCCGGCTACCCCTCGAGCGGCAAGCCGCCTGGGCGTGGCGGGCGCTGTGGCTTTCGAAAGCGCATCGTCATCAGCTGCTGCCCGAAGGTGAATGGTGGACGATATGGTTGATGTTGGCGGGCCGTGGCGCGGGCAAGACCCGCACCGCCGCTGAGCAAGTCGGTTGGTGGGCTTGGAGCTACCCGAAGACTCGGTGGCTGGTGGCCGCACCGACCAGCAGCGACGTGCGCAGCACGTGCTTCGAGGGCGACTCGGGGTTGCTCACCGTGATACCGCAGTCGCTCATCAGCGATTACAACAAAGCGCTTCACGAGCTGCGCCTAACTAATGGCTCGCTGATTAAAGGTATTCCGGCCTCGGAGCCTGAGCGGTTCCGGGGGCCGCAGTTCCATGGCGGGTGGTGCGATGAGCTGGCGGCTTGGGAATACTTGCAAGACAGCTGGGATCAGATTCAGTTCGGTGTGCGCCTGAAGCTGCCCGACATGAAGTCCCGCCTGCTCATCACCACGACCCCCAAACCCCGCGACCTGATTGTTGACCTCATCAGCCGAGAAGGCACCGACGTCACCCTGACCACGGCGAGCACTTACACTAACGTCGACAACCTGAGCGACAACTTTCGCTCGCAGATTCTCGCTTACGAGGGCACCAACCTCGGCAGGCAGGAAATATATGCCGAGGTTATTGACCCCGAAGAGTCAGGCATCGTCAAGCGGGACTGGTTCAAACTTTGGGCAGCTGACAAAGAGCTCCCGAAGCTAGAGTTCATCTTACAGAGCTACGATTGCGCCTTTACCGAAAAGACTCAGAACGACCCAACAGCGTCGATAACCTTCGGAGTGTTCAAGCCGCAAGATGGGCCCATGAGCGTGTTAGTCATCGACGCGTGGCAGGATCACCTGCAGTACCCCGATCTGAAACCCAAAGTCATCGACGAGTACGAAATTGTCTTTGGCGAGGGGCGCAACCTGAAGAAGGTCGACCTCGTGCTCGTTGAGGACAAAGCGGCGGGCATCGTGCTCATTCAAGACCTTCAGCGGGCCCACGTTCCGGTGCGGGCGTACAACCCCGGCAACGCCGACAAGGTACAGCGGCTCAGCATCGTGGCCAACATCGTGCGGGCCGGTCGGGTGTACATCCCCGAGTCGAGCGTGCGGGCCGGCTACGTGCGGGACTGGGCCGAGGGCATGATCACGCAGATATGCAGCTTCCCGAACGCCACGCACGATGACTTTGTGGACGCCTTTTCGCAGGCGCTGCGGTACCTGCGCGACGCGAGCTGGCTCAACATTGACCCCGCGCCGCGTGATGACTACGACCCCGAGGATTACATAGACGCGCTCAACGACTCGCCGGACTACGCCGGCCCCAAGGTGAACCCCTATGCCGCCTAGCCTACTGCCGCCCACTCCGGAAGAGCTCGAGGAGCTCCGTCAACGCCGTCGGGCGTCTCAACTCAAGGGCTATGGCCAGGGCGCTGATGACCCGGCGGCTCAGGCGTTGCTCGACGTGCGGCGCAACCTGGGCGAGGCGGGTCGGGCCGCCGTGGGCGCAAAGCCCTACGACGAGACCAACCCCACCGGGTCGTACCGCGCCGTTCAGGCGCTGATGAACGCCCCCACCCCAGCGGCCATCATCCCCGAGATGGGGCAGGCCGTCGGCAAAGCCGCCGGAGCCCTGAGCGGCCTAGGGGCGTTGGGTGTTGTCAAACCCAAAGGGGGCAACTGGCTCGCCGGCTCGGTTGAGCGTGGGTTGACGCAAATGAAGCAGCCTGACCGTATGTTGCAGGGCGGGAATCAAATCACGCTTGAACAAGCTCTGAATTGGCCCGGTTTAGCACCTGAAGCGGGTCGCAACCTTGCAATCAACAATTGGATCGACACCAAGGTCAACAAGTACATACGCAACGAACTAGGTACGCCTGAAGACCCAGTACGAGCACTAGCAGAGCGAGGAATTCTTCACTTCACACCACAAGGGGGTGCGGTTTCCGCTCATACGAACCGTCAAATCCTTGGCATGCCCACAGACCCCACGGCAACATCCTTGCTGGCTCAAAGCTGGGAAAATGTTGCGGACGCCACAATCAGAGGCGCTCCTTACCGAATGCACTTGCCAATGGTTACGCCAGAAACTGCACCTGATGAGCTGCGCAAGCTCGGCGGCGAGTACGCCGTTCAAAATCCAAATGCCTTGGCTTATGAACTAAATCGAGGAACGCCTGTGTCAGAGGGTTTAGGGTTCAGGCACCTCATCGATGAGCTACGCAATGCCACTAACCCCAACTCGGGTCTGCCGGCGTCGTTGCGGTTGACCCCGCAGCAGCTTGAGAAGGTCACGGTGCCGCAGGCCGTCGAGCGCGTGGCTAAGATCAACGAGTGGCGGGCGGCGCAAAAGGCCGAGGCCGACGCCCTCAAGGCGCGCAACCCCGCCACGTTCGAACACCGCGCCTATGAGACCGTTCCGGGCACCACCGAGCCCAACGAGAAAGGCCTGCGTTGGGTGGAGCTGAAGCTGCCCGAAATCAAAGAGCTACCGCCGGGCTATTCGGTCAAGCCGATGAGCAAGGAGGGCCGGTTTGCGGTTTACGGACCCGATGGCCGGAGCACTGGTGCGGTGGGTCGGTCACCTGAGGAAGCCATCGCCAATCAGCAGGTCGGACGTCAACCCCTCGAGGACGCCCTCAAGTATGAGGGCGAAACGATGGGCCACTGCGTCGGGGGTTACTGCCCGGACGTCATCGAGGGGCGCAGCCGCATTTACAGCCTGCGCGACAAGAAGGGCGAGCCGCACGTAACGATTGAGGTGAGGCCCAGTAAGGGCAAAGACAAATACTACACAGACTGGGTTAAGGCCCAGCCTGAAAATGTCCAGGATGAGATAACGGCAGCGGCAATTGAGTACAACGCCAAGAACCCGAAGCTCGGGTACGGGGAGTCGTTAAACAAGATTCTTGAAGGCCGCCTGGGTCCGGTGCCAGACGAGATCATCCAAATCAAAGGCAAAGCCAACAGAGCACCCAAAGACGAGTACCTGCCCTTTGTGCAGGACTTTGTGCGCTCGGGGCAGTGGAGCACGGTCGGCGACTTGCAGAACACAGGGTTAATGACTCTCAGACCAGAATATAACAAAGACTTAGTAGATGCGATTACCAAAGCTGGAGGAACCGCGCCTTATTACGTAACAAAAGAAGAGTTGGACAACCTTGTGAAGACTTATTTGCCCGACCAAAGTTACGCACATGGTGGTGCAGTTGAGTTGAAAGGCGGCGGCCACCCGCCCATCGAGTCCCGGCGCAAGGCGTCGGACCTGCCCGGCTATGGGCAAGGTTCAACCGGAGCGCTAGGAGACGTGGTGCGGGGGTTCATGGGTGAGAAACCCGCCGAACCCACCAACCCCAGCGAGCTGTTCCGACTGGCGCAAGCCCTCGGCGCGTTCCCCCCGGTGGCGGGAGTGGTAAAGGGCGCGAAAGGTGTAAAGTCCCTCGGCGAGATGATCGACCGCGAGGTGCGTAAAGTTCGGCGCATGGAAGAACTCGGCAAAGGCAGTTTCGACATCCGGCAGCTCCCCTCGCCCACGAGCGCCGAGGTCACTGGCTGGCACGTCACGCAAGACCTACCCGGCGTGTTGCAGACCGGCGCACTAACCAACCGCAACGTAGGAGCAAACAACCTTCAGGGTTGGGCACCGGCGCATGTTGGCGGGGCGTATTTTTACTCTCACCCTTCGCTGGCTAAGGCGCAACTTGAGCGCGTAGCCGAAGACATGCCTGAAATGGTGGAGCATATGCCGATCCTGCGGGCGCAGCTACGTAAAGGCAACCGCCTTGTGCCCGATGAAGATGTGGGGCTCAGGCTACCGTGGCAGAAATCCTTCGAGGAAGGCAGCTTCGCTACGACGCGCCCCGTGATGATGAATCAAATTGACCGCATCTACGCTGAGGACCCTGACCTCATCAAAGATATCATCCGCGACACTGCCGTGCGGCAACGTCGTTACAAGAAAGGTGGCGCGGTTACGGACCCCAACGAGCCCGAAGTAAAGCGCCTGCCGGAGCCGGGGTTGCTCACCGCAACGATGTACGCTGAGACGGCGGCCCGCGAGATGTATCCAAAGGACCCGGTCAAACGCGACGCCGCAAGGCACATGATTGCGTCCAGTATCCTAGGGCAAAAGCTCAGCCCCGGCACCTCAAGGCTGCTGGGTGAGCTGTACGAGTTCAAGACCAGTCCGCTGCTGCACCTGAAGTCGGCTGTGGGGTTGGGCGCTCCGCCGCCGGGTTACGAGATGGACAAATTCAACAACGCCCTGGGGTCTGAGATGCAGTTCCGCAATCAGGCCGAACTGCAACGCGGCGTGCGTCAGGCGGTGGACACCGGCCGGGCTCGGCTGACGCCGGATGAGCCCGCGCCTTACCGTCGGGGCGGTGCGGTTAAAATTGAAACTAATCCCACGCTCATGGCCGATGAGCTGTTGTTCAAGGGCTACAGGCGCTGAGAGGAACCCGAGCTATGGCTATCGAATTTCCACAACCCCAACTTGAAGACGAACTGCCCGCTGGGCCGATGACCGTCGAGTACGAAGAGGAAGAACTCGAGCTAGGTGACGCCGAGCTTGAGGAGCTGCCCGATGGGTCGGTGCTCGTCAATCTTGAGCCGGACAGCGGCCCGGAGGAGAACCCGGACTTCTACGCCAACCTGGCGGAGGTGTTTGACCCGCTGGACCTTGATACGCTCGCCGGGCGGTACTTGGAACTCATCAAGAAAGACAAAACGGCGCGGGAAGATCGCGACAAGCAGTACGAAGAAGGCCTCAAGCGCACCGGGATGGGCAAGGACGCACCGGGCGGCGCGACGTTCATGGGCGCGAGCAAAGTCGTGCACCCCGCGATGGCGGAGGCCTGTGTTGACTTTGCCTCCCGAGCCATAAAAGAGCTGTTCCCGCCCGACGGACCCGTCAAGACTAAGATCCTCGGTAAGAACGATGAGGAGAAAACCCAGCGTGCGGAGCGTAAACGCGACTGGATGAACTGGCAATTGACGGAGCAGATTGAAGAGTTCCGCGACGAGCAGGAACAACTCCTCACGCAGCTGCCCTTGGGCGGGTCGCAGTACCTCAAGCTCTGGTACGATGACCGGCAAAAGCGCCCCTGCGCCGAGTTCTTGCCCATCGACAAGGTGTTGATACCCTTTTCGGCCACGAACTTCTACACCGCGCAGCGGGCCACCGAGATTCACGACATCAGCGAGTGGGAGTTCAAGCGTCGAATCAGCTCCGGTATGTATCGCGACATTAGTTTGATGCGTGCTAGCATGGAGCCCGAGGAAACCAAGGCCGAAAAAGCCAACAACAAGATCGAAGGCCGCAAGTGGGATGAGAACACCGACGGCGAACGCCGTGTTTTTCACATCTACACGTGGCTCGAGCTTGAAGATGACCGCGAAAGCGGGGGCGAAATGGCCCCGTACATCCTGATGGTCGACGAACTCGAGTCAGAGGTGGTGGGGTTGTACCGCAACTGGGAAGACGGCGACGACTCGATGACCAAACTGGACTGGGTCATTGAGTATAAATTCATCCCGTGGCGCGGAGCGTACGCAATCGGACTGCCGCACCTCATTGGGGGGCTCTCGGCGGCGTTGACGGGGGCGTTACGCGCCCTGCTCGACTCGGCGCACATCAACAACGCACCGGCGATGCTCAAACTGAAGGGCGCAAAGGTGAGCGGGCAGAGCCAACAGGTCGACATCACGCAGGTCGTCGAGATCGAAGGTGCACCGGGTGTGGATGACATCAAGAAAATCGCGATGCCCATGCCTTTTAACCCCCCGAGCGCGGTGCTTTTTGAGCTTTTGGGGTGGCTTGACAAGGCTACTAAGGGTGTAGTCACGACGGCGGAGGAAAAAATCGCCGACGTGAGTGCGCAAACCCCCGTCGGCACCACGCAGGCACTCATCGAGCAGGGCGCAGCGGTTTTCAGCGCCATTCACGCCCGGCTGCACGATGCGCAAGGGCGACTTTTGAAAGTTCTGGGCCGTCTGAACCGCTGGCACCTGAAAGACATGCGTAAAGGCGAGGTGGTAGCGGACCTCGAGATTGAGGAAGACGACTTCAAGCGCAATACGGACGTGGTGCCGGTGTCAGACCCGCACATCTTCAGCGAAACCCAACGCATGGCGCAGATTCAAGCGGTGCTGGCCCGTGCGGACAAAGCCCCGGACCTCTACGACCGCCGAGCGGTGGAAGAACGACTGCTGAAACAGCTGAAAATACCCGGCTACAACGAACTGCTCAAGAATACGCCTTCGCCGGATGAACTCAGCGCGGTTGATGAGAATGTCGCCATGGCGCTGGGGCAGAACGGCTACGCTTATATGCATCAAGACCACTTGGCGCATATTCAGACGCACTTGGACTTCGCCCTGAACCCGGCGTTCGGCGGTAACCCCATCATGGCGTCGATTTACTTGCCTCGGGCGTTGGAGCACGTGAAGCAGCATATGATCCTGTGGTACTTGAACCGATCGCAAGGGTACGTCACCAAGCTCCGCGACGGCCGCCCCGTGACCGAGGCCGAGTACGAGGACAAAGCCCTCACGGCGCAGATTGACAAAGTGTACGCGCTCGTGTCGCAGCACGTCAAGTCCGACGCCGAGCAGGCGTTCGGTAAGATTCTCCCCCTCGTCGGGCAGCTGTTGCAGGCGATGCAAAAGATGACCCCGCAACCTCAGTTGCCACCCGAGGCGTTGGTGCTCAAAGAGACCGCGATGGCCGAAACCCAACGTCGCGCCCAGCGTGATCAGGCCGAGATGCAGCTCAAAGGAGCCGACATGCAGCAGCGGGGGCAAATTGACATAGCGCGGCTTCAAGCCGAGCAGCAACGCGCCGCCGAGCGTGATCAGATTGACGTGGCACTAAACGCCTCGGATAACCTCACCCGCGAGCGTATAGAAACCGCACGCCTGACTCAAGAAGATGACAGGCTGCGCACCGAGCAGTTGGAAACTGCAATCCGGCTTCAAAATGAAGCCCAACGTAACCTAGGAGCTAATCGTGGCCCAACCATCCAATAACCTCAAAGACCAGGAAGCCGTACCCTACCACAAGCGCATCGCTATGGGCGCGGCGCTCGACGGCACTAGTCTCAAGTCCAAAGGTAGCACCACCCCTCAACCCTCATCGAAAGGAGCCCCCGCCCCGTTAGCACGTAAAAACAAGTGACCCTAACCCTGAGCCAGCTGATCGGCGCGTATAAGGCACGTCAGGCTGAGATAGGCCAGTCCTTAGCGGCGGGTAACGCTGCGTCATGGGAGGCGTACCAGCGCATGGTCGGCGAACACATGGGGCTGCAAAAAGCCCTTGATATTATTGAGAACTTTATAGAGGAAGAAGATGAACATGATGACTGAACCAGTAGCGTCGCAAGACGCTGAGATGGCTTGGGCTTTCCCGAGCGTGGATCCTGGTGCGCAGCCGTTAGGTGGGCGATTGTTGGTGCAGTTGCGCCGCAGCCGCAAAAAGACCACCAAAGCAGGAATCGTACTTGTTGAGGAAACCAAAGAGACCGAAAAGTGGAACACCCAGGTCGCCAAAGTCATCGCCGTGGGGCCGCTCGCCTTTCGGCATCGCGACTCGATGAATCCCTGGCCGGAAGGGTCGTGGTGCGCGGTGGGTGACTTTATTCGTGTGCCCAAGTGGGGCGGCGACCGTTGGGAGGTCAAAGTGCCCGGTGAGGACCACCTTGAAGACCCCGCGTTGTTTATGATCGTGAATGACCATGAGGTCATTGCCCGAATCACCACTAATCCCCTCGAGACTAAGGCATTCCTATGAGTACGAGCACAGACGCAAAAGAACCCGATATTGAGATCACCGAGCAACCCGACGGTTCAGTCGCGGTGGCGCTGCCGGAAGATCTCGCCCCGCCCTCGGCTCAAGACGACGATGACGATCCACCGCAAAGCAAAGCTGAAGGTGGTCCCGCCGACGACCCCGCTGACGCCGACGCGGACGACGACACCGAGGCGCTACGCAACGCTAAACGCGAGCGCCGCCGCGCTAAGCGCGAACTAGCCCGCAAAACCAGCGCCGAGAAAGACCAGCGGTTGCAGCTGCTCCAGCGGCAGAATCAAGAACTGATGGAGCGGTTGAGCGTGGTTGAGCGTAAAACCCACGCCGGCGAACTCGCCAAGTTAGACCGGGCGGTGGAAGATCAAGAACTGCGGCTCGAGTACGCTAAGCGCAAGATTGCCGAAGCGACCCGCGCTCAAGACGGCGACGCCCTGGCGCAGGCGCAAGAAATGTGGTACGAGTCCAGGCAGCAGCTCGAATCTTTGAAAAACCTGAAAAAGGCGAGCTCCACCCCCAAGCAGCAGCAGCCCAACACCCTGCCCGATCCGAGAGTGCAGAAGATGGCGGCCGAGTGGATCAAGCGCAGTGAATGGTACGACCCGCAGCATCGCGACACCGACTCCCGCATCGTCAAACAGATCGACGAAGAGCTCACCGCCGAGGGCTGGAACCCTGCGAGCCAGGACTATTGGGATGAACTCGATGACCGCGCAAAAAAGTACTTGCCTCATCGGTATGAATTGAGCTATAATGCGCCGAACCAGCGTTCAAGGCCTCGGAATATGCAAACCAGCACCGGTCGCGAATCATCGAATAGTGGCGGCTCCCCCAAGGGGCAGTTCATGCTTGAGCCCGATCAAGTACGCGCCATGAAGGATGCCGGCTTCTGGGACGACCCCGTCAAGCGCAACAGCATGATCAAGCGCTACGCGGCGGAAGCCCGCAAACGTGCTGCCGCTAACCCACGCTAATTCAAAGGACGCTAACAAATGGATTCAAGACTCAAGAAATCTCTTTCCGCCGGGGGCCGAGAAAGCCGCGCAAGCGAAGACCTCGACCGCCTTCCGCCGGAAACTATGTTCGCCGCCTCACAGGACATTGACAAAATGTGGAGTGACGAGTGGACGCAAACCGCCCTGCCGAACGTGCCCGCCCTGCCGGGTTGGCACATGTGCTGGCTTTCCACCACTAACAGCTACGACACGATTGACAAGCGAATCCGACTGGGGTACGTTCCGGTGACAGCCGATGAGTTACCTGGGTTTGAGAATTATCGCGTAAAAGCGGGCGAGCATGTGGGTCACATTTCGTGCAACGAAATGTTGCTGTTTAAGATTCCGACTGAACTCTACCAGCGGGTCATGACGCACTTTCATTATCAAAAACCAATGGAAGCAACCCAAGCGATCATGGAACGTATGGAGGAACTTCAACAGGGCGCTGACAGCTCAGGACACAAGCTCCTGAAAACGGAAGGCGAAGGCTTCGGACGAGTGGCAAATTCATCCGTCAACCGACCCCCGGTCTTCGAGGGTTAATTTGGAGTTTACAACATCATGTCTGCAACCTTAGCACCCTTTGGTTTGCGGCCTGCGTATCACCCCTCGGGGCTCGATCGTGCGCAGGGGCTGGCCAATGTGATTCAGTCGGGGTATGCTCAGAACATCTTGAAGGGTCAGGCCGTCAAGCTCGACCCAACAACTGGGTATATCGTTCGTGCCGCGAGTGGCGATCCAATCTACGGCGTCTTTGATGGCGTCGAGTGGACCGACACGACGGGGCGTCGCCGCGTTTCGAACTGCTGGCCTTCGGGCACGGGGTATCAGAGCGGCTCACTCATTGCGTACGTTTGGACCGACCCGAAAGTGGTTTACGAAATTCAGGCCGAAGGCTCGATTGCGCAAACCGCCCTGGGCCAGGAGTTCGACATCACCAACCCGTACAACCCCACCACAGGGGATCCGACGCTGGTGGGTCTATCTCAAGCCACGATGGGTACAACCGCTGCTGCCGCTAACGCTACTAAGACGCTGCGCGTTATCGACCTAGCACCGTATCCGGGCAACGCATGGGGTGATTCGTACACGATCGTTCGTGTGCAGATTGCTGAGTTCCAGTACGCTGGTATTTACGAAGGTGCGGCGGTGGCTTACCCCGTTACCGTAGCTTAAAGGAGGGCTAACAAATGGCAGCCCCAATGCGCAGTACGGACTTTCGGAGCATCGTTGAGCCTATCCTGAACGAGTGCTTCGACGGAGTCTATGATCAGCGTGCCGATGAATGGTCGCGAGTCTTCCGCGAGCAGAACGGCATCCCCCGTAATTACCACGAGGAACCCGTCCTGTACGGTTTTGGCTTGGCACCGTTGCTCCCCGACGGCAGCCCCGTAACCTATCAGCAGGGCGGCGTGTTGTTCCTGAAGCGTTACGTCTACTCGGTGTATGGTCTGGCCTTCGCGTTGACGAAAGTCCTCGTCGAAGACGGCGACCACATCCGCATCGGGTCGGTGTACGCTCGTCACCTGGCACAGTCTTTGGTCGAGACTAAAGAAACCCTGTGCGCCAACGTGCTGAACAACGCCTTCACGGGCGGACAGTACGCCGGTGGTGACGGTGTAGCGCTGAACAGCGCCTCGCACCCCATCGTGAACGGCACCTTTAGCAACCTCCTCACCACAGCGGCCAACCTCAGCCAGACCTCCCTTGAGCAGATGCTCATTCAGGTGCGTCAAGCGGTGGACAACAACGGCAAAAAGATTCGCCTCGTGCCACGACAGCTCGTCGTCGCCCCAGGCAACATCTTCCAAGCCGAAGTGTTGCTCAAGAGTGTGCTGCGTGCCGGTCAAGCCAACAACGACATCAACCCGGTCAAGTCGATTGGCTTGCTCGACGAGGGTGCCGCAGTGTTGTCGCGTTTGACCAGCTCGACCGCATGGTGGGTGCAGACCGACACGCCCGAAGGTATGAAGCTCATGATGCGTCGCAGCCTTGAAAAAACCATGGAAGGTGACTTCGAAACCGACTCCATGCGCTACAAGGCTACCGAGCGTTACGATGTGGGCTTTACGGACCCTCGCGCAATGTACGGCACGCCCGGAGTCTAAGGAAACCAGGGGGCTGCGGCCCCCGCTTTATAGGAGTTAAAGTATGACTACGACTCGGTTTCCTAATGGGGTCACCAACGTGGGTGAGCAGTCGCTGTTTGCTGAGCTAGGCCAGCCCGCAGCCACGCTGTATCACACCTACTTTGAGGACTTCGACTACTACACGGCGGCCGACTGGACGGTGACCGAAACCGACGCAGGGGCAACCCAGGCGTTGGCTGACGGTGATGGCGGCTTACTGCTCATCACTAACACCGCTGCTGACAATGACCTTGTGTCGTTGCAGAAAAAAGGTGAGTCGTTCCGGTTCGCTAGCGGTAAACCACTGTTCTTTGAGGCTCGCTTCAAAGTCAGCGACGCCACGCAGTCGGACGTTGTCATTGGTCTGCAGATCACCGACACGACCCCGCTTGACGTGACTGATGGTGTGTTCTTTATCAAAGCCGATGGGGCTGCGACGGTTAATTTCCTTGTTGAGAAAAACAACACGGCAACCACCGCGAGCGCTGTGGCCACGATGGCAGATGACACCTACATTCGCCTGGGGTTTTACTACGACGGAGTTTCGGCGGTGCAGTACTTTGTGAATGGCTCAATCGCTGGTAGTTCGGTAACCACCAACCTGCCCGACGATGAGGACATGACCATCACCATCGCGATCCAGAATGGTGAAGCCGCCGCAAAGACCATGACCGTGGACTATGTCTATGTAGCCAAGGAGCGCTAATCATGGGACAGTTTAAACCGATGGTTAAAATGATGACCACCGAGCCTTCAGTGATTCTGAAGCTGAAGAAAGGCGGTTCGGTCAAAGCGCCCAAAAAGATGATGGACGGTGGGGTGATGCGTGGTCTTGCGGCCGCGCCTACCCCCGGTGCTCGAGGCGGGATGCCTCCGGCGGTAGCTCCGGCACGTCCCTCGATGGCTATGCGCCGCAAAGCGATGATGGCTCGCCCGATGATGAAAGAGGGCGGCGAAAGCAAAGCTGAGCACGCCG